GGGCTACATTGCTGGATTTATATCCACGCTTTTCGGAATGAACATCGGCGATGCATTTAATGGAGCGCAAGGATTAATGAACAACGTGCAAGCCCTAGATGATACGGGTAATGCTGCATCTGATGCATCAGACGGATACGATGAGATGGCACAATCCATACGTGATTCTAATAAGCAACTAAAAGCACAACATGACCAAACTGAAGCGGCAAGAAAAAAAGTCAAAGAATATAAACGATTACTAGCAGGGTTTGACGAATTAAATATTTTAGATTTTAGCAATGACTCTGATGAAGATTTCTCGGACCCTTTTGTACCGCAAGAAATTCCTTCGAAACCTAAGAATCCTAATGCTGGAGGGAGTAAAGCGCCTTGGGCTGATTTTGGTTCAGCAACAGTTCCAGAAACGCCCAAATGGTTAACGGACTTTGCCAAAAAATTTAAAGATATTATGTCTCAACTTTTTGACCCTATAAAAAAAGCCTGGGATGCACAAGGTCAAAAAGTCATTGACGCATGGAAATACGCTCTTAGAGAAGTTGTCGGATTGATTCAAGCGATAGGTAAATCGTTCATGGAAGTTTGGACCAATGGAACCGGGCAAAGGTTTGTTGAGAATCTTCTAATCCTCTTGGCAGATGTACTAAGTATTATTGGGGATATTGCAGGTGCCTTTAAGAGAGCTTGGGAAGACAATGGTCGAGGAACAGCATTAATCCAATCGATTTTCGATATGTTCAACTCTATATTAGAGTTGCTCCATCAAATTGCAGTATCATTTAGAAACGCTTGGAATGACGGAGTGGGCGAACGTATAGCAGCAAATATTCTTGAAATATTTACAAACATCAACAATACTATTAGCAATTTGGCCGATCGTCTTTCAATTGCGTGGCAAACTGGAAACATCGGTGAATCGATATTTAGACGTATTTTAGGTATTATTGAAGGTTTACTAGTAAATATTAATAATATTACGAAAGCAACAGCTGAATGGGCTAAAAAGCTCGATTTCACCCCTTTGTTACAGTCAATAGATGGATTGTTGAAATCAATACAGCCGTTAACCAAGAATATCGGTGCTGGTCTGGAATGGTTTTATAAAAATGTTCTATTGCCATTAGCAGGCTTTACAATAGAAAAGCTGATTCCAGCATTCTTTGATGCGTTGGCGGGAGCGATTGATCTCGTAAATGGCATTATAAATGGTTGTAAACCGGCTTTTGATTTCTTGTGGAACTCTATATTAAAACCACTAGCTGAATGGACCGGAGGTGTCATAGTAGATGTCTTGAAAAAGCTAGGGGATACTCTTTCAAACATTGGTAATTGGATATCAGAACACCAAGAAGGTTTTTCAAACTTTGTAATAGTTATCGGATCATTTGCTACAGCATTAGGACTGGTAAATGCAGCGCTAGCAATTTGGAACACAGTTGCGGTTATTGCCACGGGAGTTACTGGAGCTTTAGGGGCAGCTATTGCTTTTCTTACTAGTCCAATTGGGATTGTAGTAATAGTCATTGGCACTTTAATTGCGGCTGGAGTACTACTTTATAAGAATTGGGACGTTATCGAAGAGAAAGCTGGACAATTAAAAGATTGGATCGGCGAAAAATGGGATGCAATAAAAAATGCAACCTCAACGGCTTGGGATAACGTAAAGAATTGGACATCAGAAAAATGGGAAGCTGCAAAGAATGCAGTTACTTCAAAAGCCAATGATATTTATAATGCTGCTAGAGATAAATTTACCAACACAGCTAACACTGTTCGTGATAAGGCAGGACAGGCAAAAGATTGGGCAGAAGAGAAGTTCAGAAATCTCGCAGATGGAACAAAAAGTAAATTTGATGATATAAGATCTTCAGCACAGTCAAAATGGTCTGACATATCAGAAAAAGTTCGATCTGGTGCAGAAACGGCTAGAAGTAAAGCTGAAACGGCATTCTCATCTATGAAAGATAATCTCGGAAAATCATTGCATGGGGTTAAGGATACCGCCTCTGAAGTATTTGGGAAGATTGGCGGATGGGCAAAAGATTTACCTGGAAATATCGCAAAAGGCTTATCTGATGGTCTACAGTCTATTAAACAAGCGATGAATAATATTGCGAATGGATTAGCCTCTGGCATCGGTAAAGGTGTTAACGGCATTATCTCAGGAGTTAACTGGGTGATGAGTAGCTTGGGTGCTGGATGGCGACTATCATCTTGGCAAGTTCCATACTTTAGTTATGCAACAGGCACTAATTCACATCCTGGCGGATTAGCTATGGTAAACGATGGAAGCGGCAGCAATTGGCGTGAAATGTATAAATTGCCGAATGGACAAATGGGTATGTTTCCAAATCAAAAAGACTACATGGTCAATCTTCCTAAAGGGACACAAGTATTAAATGGTAGAGATACTAGTAACTTTATGAGTAACATTCCTCATTATAAGGGTGGATTAATTGATAGTGTGAAAGATTTCTTCGGGTCAATAAGTCCTAGTTCGTTACTAGACAGCGCATTTGAAAAGTTTGTTGATATTTCAGGTATTCCAGAACCGGGAGCCTCTATGGCGATGGGTGCTGCTAAAAAAATAAAATCTAGTGCTTATCGCGTAGTTAGTGATCGAATATCTGAATTATTTAGATTAGATCGAGAAAATAGCAGGAAGAAAAAAGGCTTTGCTAATGGTGGGCGCGTCGATAATTTTGGATGGTACAAAATGGCTGAAGGCGACGATACTGAATGGGTCGTACCCGTTACCAAACCGCAACTCGCATTTCAAAGAATTAATGAAGCGCTTGATTTCATGGGGTATGATGGTATCCCAGATTTATCTATGCCAGATGTGTTCAGAGATTCTTCTGAAAACTATTCAGGTGGAAGCTCAGGTAAGAAAGGAACATCAAGGATGTCTATTTCGGGAAACGGTATGGAAGGACTATCTAATAACTTATTATCCAATTTAGGTGAATCCATTGCTAACGCGATCATCAAAGCTTTGGGGAATATAAATTCAACCGGTGGCGACCAACCAATAGAAGTGATTCTTGAAATAGATTCTACTCGTTTTGGGCAAGTGGCCGTTAAAGGTATCAATCAGTACCATGAACAAATAGGCACTGTAGAGCTAAACTTATAAGGGGGAGAAATATGGATTTTATAATTTCGGGATCAAAGGTGGCTACACCAAAAGAACTTAGTGTGAGTATCCAAACCTTAGATAGTGGCTCTAGTGGCCGAAATGCGAATGGAGAGATGGTTAGAGATATTTTAGGGAGCAAAACTAAATTGGACGTAAAGTGGGGACCTTTGGATACTTCAGAGGTCTCTTTAATTTTACGTTTGTTTGATGCAGCTTTCTTCACAGTTAGGTATTTAGATCCCAAGGAAGCAGGGTTAATTACGAAAACATTTTATTGTGGTGATAGAACAGTCCCAGTTTATTCTTGGAACGCAAAATTTTCAAAAATGATGTGGCAGGGTTTGTCCGTGTCGTTAATAGAAAAGTAGGTGAGAAGAATGCTGACAGTAACAAGTGAGTTTTTTGAAGCCTGCAAAGACAAAGAACGTGAAGTTCTCACTCGTGTAATTATTAATAACAAAACAATTTACCTTAAAGATAGTATCAAGAAGATTGATTATTCAATGGGGGCTTTAGGAGGGGAAAGCTTCCAGATTGGTTCAACACAATCTGCGACACTAAAGATTGTTTTCTCGGAAATCATTGAGAATTTTAAGGAACTCGATGAAATTAAAGTTGAAATCGGGTTTAAAATACGAGGAACGGGGCTACCTTCTAATATAAATAATGTTTCGAAGGTAAATAGAGCACGCGTTGGAAGAGCCAGGTTAGTCAGCTATGTTGCTGATAGATATGAGTTTGTACCGCTAGGGACGTTCTACGTTTCAGGTCGAGTTGATCCAGACAGAAACGAGAAAACTACTACAGTTGAAGCAAGAGATGGCTTTATCTTCATGGAGTCAACATACGAATCTAACCTGAACTTTCCTGCAAAACTAAGCGACGTAGCATTAGAGATAGCAAATAAAAGTGGAGCCGTTATCGATCCAATATCATTTAATCATTTGAGTAATTACTCCATTAATAATCCGACAGGATACACGTTTAGACAGGCAATAGGATTAATCGGGCAATTTGAAGGTGGTTTTGCTTGTTTTGATAGAGAAGGTAAGCTAGCTATTCGAACACTATCAGATCCGAACTTCAAAATAGATCCTAACGAATATTTTTTGAAAGGTCTTACTAAAAACGAGTTACTTTATCAGCCAAGAGGATTGTCTTGTAAAGTTGTAAATCCGACAGAAGGATCAAGTAACGAAACGACAATTCTGCAGTCTGGATCAAAAAACGGTTCGCAGATTTCTCTCGAAAATAATGTCATGACCCAAACTTTATTGGATGATATTTTCCAGAAAATAAGATACATCAATTTTTTCCCAATTAATGTGAAATGGAGAGGGAACCCCGCTATTGAGGTAGGCGATTGGGTCACCCTGACAGATAGAGAAGGAAAAAATTTCAAGTCTCCTGTTTTGAATTACTCAATGACGTTCGATGGTGGTTTTAGTTCCGTGATAAGCGCAGACTCGAAAGCTTATTCATCCAATGTGTCATCTTTCAAAGGTCCGCTTCAACAGAAACTTGATGATGTGGATTATAGAATTGATGCAGCGGGTAAAAATAATGTGTATGAAGGGACAGAAGAACCTCTAAATCCCAAAGAAGGCGATATTTGGTTTAAAAAGAATGGACCCGATGATGAAATTTGGGTTTACAAACAAACATCTCCAGGAGTCTTTGAGTGGGTAATGACAACTTCTACAGCTCTCGAAGAAAGTATTAAGAAGCAAATTGAAGATAGTACTCCTAAGGACGAAATCGTCAAGACCATTAATCTCAGTACAGAAATGGACGGCAAAGAGTGGCTGAAAATAAAAGGCGCTAAGTTATGGTTAACGAACGAGACGAAGATTGACAAAGCTATAATCACTTCAGCAATGATTGGATCAGTTGATGCCGGAACTATTAGTGTTGGAACACTAGATGCTGCAAAAATCAGAGTCATTAATTTAGATGCTTCTTCCATCTCTACAGGAATTCTCGATGCCTCAAAAATCAGAGTGAAAAATTTGAATGCATCTGAAATTACCGCCGGCACTTTAAAAGCTATCGATATTCAAGGGGTCACGATAACTGGTAGCAAAATAGTGACTGATGGTTCGCAATTTAGAATGACTCAGGATAATGGGAAATTAACTTGGTTCTCTAAAGAGTACAATAAAGAGTTTATGTCGTTAGAACCCAGCAAATTCGACGGCGCTGATGTTGGTATTTTGAAATATAAAATGGGAATCGGCGGAGGGTTTCAATTAAGAGATAGTAAAGATAACTATGTTATTAGTTCTTATGATAATGGTGCCAAAAATCAAACTTGGTTGTCATTTAGTTCGGATAGTCTTTTTTGGAGTAATAGAGCGTTTGTCCCAGATGCAAACTATAGTTATATTAATGCTTCAGGAGTTTCTATAGTTATACAAGCTAATAGCTATTCCTACAGTTTTGCAAATGGGAATATAACAACCTCTCAAATTAAATTAATGGGCTATCAAACGTCGATAATTAATAGCGGACTGAGAGTTTATGATGGATTGAGTGTTTCTGGCACTAAAAATTCGCTAGTTAATACCCAAAGTTATGGGGAACGACTTTTAAACGCGTATGAGACTCCAGAATACCTATTCGCCACATATGGGAAAGTGACAACTGATAGCAATGGACATGGGCAAGTAATTATAGAAGAAAAATTTTTAGAGACAATCAATACTAAGTCTGATAATTATCATGTTTTTCTTTCACCTTATGAGAACTCTATTGTTTACGCGGAAAACCTAAGAGGAGATTCCTTTTCAGTTAAGTCTGACAGACCCTATGTAACAATGAGTTATCAACTAGTCGCTTATCGTTTAGGGTATGAAGATTTCTATTTAGAAACTCCTAGATCCAATAAAGAAAAACATCCCAATTTACCAACTAAGATACTTTCCTCGGAAGAGGCGACAGAAACTATATCACCAATCATTCCGTACCCGGAAGATGATAGTGATCAGCTAAAATCATATTTAGATAATAAATAGAATTAGTGATTGCTCTTTTCTTTCATCGAATAACTCTAAACACGTTTGAGTTGTAATGATAAATATAAATAATGTAAGTTATATTGCTTACTTTAGGGAGATGATCATATGAGAGATAACGGCTATGAAGTAGATGCAAATAAAGTCATAGAACATTTATTAAAAAGGCTCTCACAAGTAGAATTAGAAAACGCAACTTTGAATGTTGCTCTGGGACAATTGTCTGATAGTAAAGATTCAAAAGTAGGAGAAGGTGAGTAAATGGCTTATGAAAAGCAGACTTGGGTACCTTACGATGATAATAAAACTGAAGAAGAAAATATTCAGGCTGGGGCTGTAGTCACTGCCGAAAAAATGAATTATTTAGAGACAGGATTAGACGAGCATGATAAAAATACGACTAATCCTCACAAGGTAACAAAGGCTCAGGTTGGCTTAGGTAATGTAGCAAATGTGGAACAAGCGACAAAAACTGAATTTGACTCACATACCTCAAGTAAAACAAATCCGCACTCTGTTACTGCTAGTCAAGTAGGAGCGTATAGCAAGGTTGAGTCTGAAAACAGGTATGCAAAACCATCGGACATTACAAAGGATAAAGCAGGATTGGGAAATGTTGACAATTTCGCTACAGCAACAAGGCTCGATGCCGAACAAGGATTTGCGGCAAACGCATTTATGACACCCTTTAGAGTAAAACAACAAATTGATTATCGTATGGCTACTCAAGATGAGACCAACAACGGGGTATCAACAGAAAAAATTATTAGTCCGAGTACTTTAAAGGCTGCTTTAGATGCTCTGAAATCCTCTTATTTACTAAGTAAACAAGAATTTGTAATAAATAGCTCTAACTCTAACTATATTGAATCTGGTCAAATTGTTTTTCAGAGGTATTGGGATGAAGTCTTTGTGACAGGAGTCTTCAAAACTAAAAATCAAATACCAGCAGGTACAAGTTATTTAACGACAGGAGACTTGCCTGATTGGTTAAAAACAGATACCAATAGAAATTTCTTTTCGAAGTATGATAGTACGGTGATTAATATCTACTTGGAACAAGCTACTAACATCATAAAAACGGATGGTGCTGTTATACCTGCTGGCAAATGGGTTGCAGTGACATCTAGTTCATATCCAGTAAGAGAATAGATCTAAACAAGTATTTCAGCACACTTTCGAGTGTGCTTTTTATTTTGATTGGAAGGGGGAGCCAAGTGGATGGAACTAGAAACGCAGGTGAAGGAGCATGAAAACAAGCTTAAACAACATGACAAAGAAATTAGCCGATTGAATGAGCGGTCCCTAGCAATGCAAAAAACAATGGATGAAAGTTTGATTCGAGTGGATGAATCAAATAAATACTTGCGTGAACAAAACACCGAACAAATGAAACAAAACAACGAAATTCTAAACGCGATATTGACGCGCAACACAGATGCTGAAAAACGTTCAGATGAATTAAAAAAACTAAATACGGAAAATCTTTGGAAAATGATTTTAGGTATTGGCGGGTCTGCAGCGGTTATTTTTGCGTTTATTATGGAGCTACTTAAATTTTTAGGAGGAAGATAAACATGGATCTATCTTTTATTACAGAAAACTTTGTACCAGTAATTGTTGTCGCGTGTTTGATCGTAGGCTACGTAATTAAAGCGACACCACTATTTAATAAACTGGCTAATTTATATATCCCATTGATCGTGGCGGTGCTAGGAGCTGCATTAGGCGCAGTAATGAATGGCGTCAGTGTGGAATCCATTGTCTATGGTGCAGTAAGCGGGTTAGCCTCCACAGGGTTACATCAAGTCTTTACAAAACTATTGAATTTAGGAGGGAATGACTAATGTTTGAAGAAGGAAAGTTTGTCACAGCAATTGGCAGTTTTATTGTGAAAGAAGTTGGTGACGAATTCGTTGAATTGGATTCTTTCGGAAAAGGTGGCGTAGAAGTCACAGATACCTATATAGAAAATGGATTTTCGGAAATCACTTCGGAAGGGATCGAAAAAGAATTTGATGGATTTACTGTTGGAGATTTTTTCAAGTTAAACGGGAAGTATAAAGTTCTCCGTTCGAATGACATTTTTACGAAGGTTCAAGCAGGAGAATACATGTTATCTCTTCCCAATCATAAATTGATGGAGGTGGCTTAACATGCAATTAATGTCAGGTATTGCAGGCAGCCGTGGAAGAAATCCCTATGGAGTGGTTATCCACAATGATGCAGCTTCCCAAGGTGCTACTACTACTTTTTATAGAAATTGGTTGCCAAGTCATAATGCAGAGCTGGGTTTCGCCCATTGGTATGTTTGTAGTGACGGTATCTTACAAGTTGAGAATGAAGCAAATATGGCATGGCATACAGCGAATGCAAATGGGAATGCGAATTATATAGGGATTGAAGCTTGTCAATCTATGGGAAATCTAGACACGTTCAGAAATAATGAAGATCGTTCAGTAAAACTAGCTGCTGAAATTTTAAAACGCTATGGACTACAACCGAATAGAAATACGGTAATCTTGCACAAACAATTCTCAGCCACCGCCTGTCCGCATAGATCGGTATCGGTGCATGGAGATTGGACGATCATGCAAGATTATTTTATTGCTCAAATTCAAAAATACATGAATGGTTCTACACCAAATCCTGCACCTAAGCCTCAACCAACCGGAAACAAAAACGGCATTGCGATCGATAATATCACCAAAGATCAGGCGGTAAAAATGGTTCAGCGTATTCAAACAAAGTATGCCTGGACACTTTTACGCGATCAAGTGAAACGTGTGTTGCAACCGAACAAAGTCTATACGCTGGTTATCACTTGTGATTCAAAATGGAAGTATGAGAATGCGGTCAACCGGTTGAAGCAAGAGCTTAAAACCTACTATCCAGGCTACATGCAGCAAAACATTGCGATCGTTGATGGAGACAAACCTATAATCAAGATCGAGGCACGGAATTTGAATGATGAGCAAAGCAAGAAGATGGAAGGCCACATGCGCAATTTCTTGAAAGACATCTTACTAGACGGTCAAACATACGCAGAAGCGAATTCTTACGGAACGTACGATGTTCGTATCAAAGGCGAAGGCTTCAATGATCATGATGCGCCTATTGTATTGAAGGAAATTCAAGAGATGGGTAAAGCGAAGGATGTTGGAATTAATCCAGCACATATTAAAGGATTTAAGTATTAGAATGCGCTTGCAAGATATTAACAAAAGAGCTATTATGAATGTGTAAGTTTTGCCAGAACTTACTTCTTTTTCATAACTAAGTTTCATCTTGATCGGCAACCAGTCGTG